ATTGATCGGGCCACCCGGCGAGCCCGGCGAGCAAGGCCCTCCCGGAGCAGAAGGGCCGCGCGGCGAGACCGGATTGCGTGGGCTGCAAGGCGCGCAGGGCGAAGGCGGCGAGCGCGGCGAGCCCGGCCCGCAGGGCCCGCGCGGCGATCCCGGCGAGCCCGGCAAGCTCCCGCTCGCGCGCGCCTGGACCGACGGCGTGCATTACCAGGGCGACGTCGTCACGCACCAGGGCGGGACCTATCAGGCGCTCTGCGACACCGGGCGCGCGCCCGGCACCGATGACTGGATTTGCCTCGCAGCTCCGGGGCGCGACGCTCGATCGCCGACGCCGCGTAGCACATTCGACGCCGAGGCGAGCTATCGCGCGCTCGATGTCGTCGCTCTCAACGGGGGCTCATTCATCGCCCGCCGCGACGATCCTGGCCCGTGCCCGGGCGATGGCTGGCAATTGCTGACGCGGCAAGGCCAGCGCGGCATCGCTGGCCCGCGCGGCGAGAAGGGCGAGCGCGGCGAACGTGGGACGGCGCCGTCCGTTCCCAAGCTGATGAGCTGGACGCTCGACGGCGCGCGCTACACGGCGACGCCGATCATGTCCGACGGCAGCAAAGGCCCGGCGCTGGAGCTGCGCGATCTGTTCAAGCAATTCCAGGACGAGACCGATGGCTGATCGCATCATCGAGGTCCTGACGCCCGCGACGTCGTTCGATCTGATGACGCTCGACGAGGCGAAGCTGATGATGGGCCTCTCGACGCTGGACACGAGCGACGACGCGCAGCTCCAGCTCTTCATCGACATCAATAGCGCGACGGTGATGCGCATGTGCAATCGCATCTTCGCGCTCGAGGAGGTCCGGGAAGAATGGCGCGAGCTGAATGGCGGACATCGCATCTTTCCGAGTCACTGGCCGATCAAGCAGGCCGATCTTGAGAGCGTCGAGTCGCCGGCCGGCACCGCGCTCGATCCGAGCAACTACGAGCTGGAAGAGGACAGCGGCAAGATCGAAATCTTCAGCGCCGTTGCCTGGACCGAGCCGGTCGTCGTCCAATATTGGGGCGGCTATGAGCTGCCCGACGATGCGCCGCTGCCGCTCAAGCAGGCGGTGGCGATGCTCAATGTACGATCAAAGCTGCTCGCCTCGCTCGGCACGATCGCCGGCATTCGCCAGCTGTCTCATAAAGAGGGGAGAATAGCCTTTCACGATCCCTCCAAGCTGCTCGGCATCGCGTTCGGCGGCGGCGGCGCAGGCGGCATTGATGCCGCGATCATGAGCGTCCTCTCGCATTACATCCATTACGAGGTCTGAGTGGGCGTCAACTATTCGCTGATGATCTACGCGCCGAACTTCACGCAGTTCGCGCGGCCGGTCACCTTCTATCCGGTGACCTCGCCGCCGGGCGTCACGAGCTTCGATACGCGCGGCATCTTTCATGACGGGCGCCTCGACGTCGTCCTCGAAGACGGCTCGCTCTACGTCAACCAGGAGACCTCGCTCGACATATTGGAGACTGATTTCGCCAACGCCGGCATGCCGCAGCCGCAGCAATTCGATCGCGTCTACATCCCGCAGGACGGCCCCGGCGGCATGATCGCGGAGGGCGAATTCGAAGTGACGACTGTGACGCGCAACGGCGGCGGCGAGACCAATCTGATCTTGCGGAAGGTGACCGCGCCGGTCCCATGAGCGTCACCGATACGCAGAGCTATTCGCAGGTCATACGCGATGCCCTGTTCGCGAAGGTCGTGCAGCTCCCGTTCTTCCAGGGCTTCAAAGCGCGGCGATCGAAGCAGCTGCCGATCCAAGAGCCGCTGCTGCCCTATCTCGGCGTCTACATCATTGGCGAGGAGATGCCGCCCGATGGCGATTGGAACGCTGGCGATATTCGCTTCACGCACGATCTGCACATCGGCTTTCAGGTCATCATCGAGAACAACGACCCGGTCGCGGCCGAGCTGAAACTCGACGAGGCCTTCTGGGCGATCATGAACGGGCTCTGGCCCGATCCTGATCTGATGAACTTCCTCAACACGGACATGCCCGACAACACGCGCGTCGAGGGCGTCGTCCGCGGCACACGCAAGCACGATTGGGATTCGATCAGCGCCAATCAGCAGCCGATCGGCGAGCTGGAGTACATCCCGACGCTTCGCTACCGGACCGAATGGTTCCCACAGAATTTTCCAGACCTGCTGCGCATCCACGAAGAGACGGTCCCCATCACGGACAACTACGCGAACGGCGTTCCGCGCGCGAGCGAGGTCCAGCGCATCATCACCGAATACGAGTTCACCCCTGAAAAGGAGGCTGCAAATGACCGAACAGATTGACGCGCAGGCCGAACGCCGCAAGCGCATCAACGCGCGCAAGGAAATGCTCGCGCGTCGCATGCCGCAACTGCAGCGGGTCCGCGTCGTCCCGAAGGATGAGGATATCCGCATGTTCATCAAACATCCGAGCGGCGGCGGCTTTCCCGAGAGCGGCTCGGCCGAGTGGCCGCTCGATCGCTTCACGCGGCGGCGGCTGATGGATGGATCAGTCACGCTCGAAGGCGAGCCGAAGGGCGCGGCTCGTCCCGCTCATCAATCGCACCGCTCGCAATAGGCGGAGGCCGTCATGCCGATCTCGTTTTCGCAAATCCCCGGCGACATTAAGGTGCCCCTATATTGGGTTGAAGTAGACCCCTCGATGGCGGGCCTGCGATCCGATTGCGACCGGCACGTTGGGCGTCGCCGCGCCGATGCTGGTCAGCATGGTGCCGACGAGGAGAGCGCGCAGCCCGAGCGCAAGCCGATGCGGCCTTCGGCGCCGGCTCTGAGATCTCGCGCATGTTTGCTGCGTACTTCGCGAACAACTTCGCGAATGAGGTGTGGGGGCTCGGCGTTCCCGAGCCCGTCGGCGCGAGCGCCGCGGCCGGGACGATCACCGTCGCGCACGCGCCGACCGACGCCGGCACCATCCATCTCTACATCGGCGGCATCCATGTCGCGGTCAACGTCGGGGCGACCGACAGCGTCAACACTATCGCGACCAACATGGCGGCGGCGATCAATGAGGTATTTGATCTGCCGGTGGTCGCCTCGGCGGCCTCGGCGGCCGTGACGCTGACGGCCCTGTGGAAGGGCGTCAACGGCAACGACATCACGGTCAGCATCAATTACTACGGCACGATCGGCGGCGAGATCCTGCCGCCCGGCGTGCAACTGACGCTGCCGGCGACCGGGCTGCTGACCGGCGGCGCCGGGGTTCCTGACTTCACCACAGCGATCAGCAACATCGGAGACCAGGCCTTCGAATACGTCGCGATGCCCTACACCGACTCGACGTCGCTGATGGCGTGGGAGCAGGAGTATGGCTTCAGCGATACCGGGCGATGGGGCTGGCAGCGTCAGCTCTTCGGTCATGTCTTCTCGGCCAAACGCGGCACCTACGCGAATTTGATCACCTTCGGCGCGACACAAAATTCCGGCGTCATGTCGATCATGGGCTTCGAGGTAGCAAGCCCCGCGCCGTGCTTCGAGTGGACCGCGGCCTATGCGGCGAAGGCGCAGCGGGCCTTGGTCAACGACCCGGCGCGACCGCTGCAGACCTTGAGCCTGAATCAGATCAAGTGCGCGCCGCTACAGAGCCGGTTCGATTTCATTGAGCTCAACGCGCTCGCCGAAAGCGGCATCGCGATCCAGAAGGCCGGCTCCGACAATCAGCCGATGATCGCCCGAGAGCAGACGACCTACCAGCTCAATCTGTACGGCAATCCTGACGACGCTTACGAGCTGGTCACCACGCTGGCGACGCTGGCGAAGCTCTTGCGCAATCAGCGGGCCATCATCACCAGCAAGTACGGCCGCTGCAAGCTCGCCAATGATGGGACGCGCTTCGGTCCCGGGCAGGCGATCGTGACGCCCGGCATCGTCAAGGCCGAGCTGGTCGCGCAGTACAGGCAGGACGAGTTCAACGGCCTCGTCGAGGACGTCGCGGACTTCGCATCGTTCCTAATAGTCGAGCGTGACCCGAACGACCCGAACCGTCTCAATATCCTGTATCCGCCCGACCTTATCAATCAACTGCGCATCTTCGCGGTCCTGGCGCAGTTCCGCCTGCAGTACGACCGTGGCGTCGACACGCTGATCACCGCGCCGAGCCCGGTCGGCGTCACCGGCATTCAGCCCGCGGTCGGCTGATCTCTTCCCTTCCTCGCGAAAATTAGGAGACTGAAATGACCCAGCGCTTTGCTGGCATCGCCTTTCTTATGGTCGATGGCAACCAAATGGCGCTGCGCGGCAACTTCACCGTGAGCCCGGCCGTCGTCGAGCGCACGATGATTGCCGGGCAGGACGGCGTGCACGGCTACCAGGAATTGCCGCGCGTGCCCTACATCGAGGGCGACATCTCGACGGTGCCGAACCTCAACCTCTCCGACCTCGAAGCGCAGGTTAACGTGACCGTCATCGCGCAGCTCGCCAACGGCAAGCAGTACACGCTCGGGCAGGCGGCCTGCAAAGCCGGCTTCGAGGCGAACACACGTGACGGCCAAGTGCGCGTCCGATGGGAGGGCGTCACTTGCGACGAAATGCAAATGACGACCGGGTGAGCGCATGAGCACCGCCGCCGCCAAGCCGCGCCTGCGCGAGGGCTTCCAGCCCGACGAGCCGGTGCAGACCGAAGCTTCCGCGCCGGCGCCGGCCGTCGCGACTGATCACTGGCCGATGGTGATCAAGCTCAAGCACAAGCCGGTCCTCGATCCGAGCAAGCCCGGAGAGGAGATTCGTGAGCTACGGCTGCGCCAGCCGACCGCGGCGGACATCGAGATGGTCGGCGCCCCGGTGCAGATCGGCCCGAGCGGCATCTTCACCATCGACGAGCGAAAGATGGGCGCCATGATCGGTCGCCTGTCCGGCATCCTGACGCCGCTGCTCGGGCAGATGGACTCGCGCGATTGGTACACCGCGGCGTTTCGGCTCTACCGTTTTTTTCTTCCCTCCTGGGAGGAGGAGGAGGCCTGACCGACGCGGCCGACAGGATCGTGCTCGACTGCTATTGGCTCGCGCGCTGGTATCACCAGTCGCCCGAGCATTTCCTTGCCATGCCGCTGTCCGACGTTCGCAGGCACGTCATCCGCACCCATCAACTGACGCAAGAGATCACGCAGGCCGACGATGCCGAGTGAGACCGACGAACTACGATTGACGGTCACACTGGTCGACAACGCGTCGGCGGGGCTTAAGCAGCTGCATACGCAGATGCAGGAGATTGGCGGCGGCAGCGGCGCGCAGAATGCACAGCGCGCGGCGCGCAATTTCCAGGAGATGCACGAGCGCGGGCTCAAGCCTCTCTTCGAGACGATCGACAAGGCCGGCAGAGTCATTCTGCCCGAATTCAGCCGCGGCATCGCCGGCAGCATCTCGGGGATGGTCGCGTTCGGCGCCGGCGCGGTCGGTGCCGGCGTCGCTATCGCGAAAATGGTCGAGGCCATCGGCAGCGCCAAACAGAGCTTCAATGATTTTGTGTCGGCAACGACGAGGCTCGGAGAGCTGCAGACCATCACGGGCCAGCACGCCGCCGATATCAAAGTCGTCGGGGAAGCCTACGAGCGCTCGAAGCGGTCGACGCAAGATGCGCAACAGGACTTTGCGGCCATGTCGCATTCATTGGCTGATCTGTCCAAGACCTTCAGCCCGGTCCGGCAAGAATTGCTGAAAGGAATCCTCACGCCCGAGCAGCGTCGCGAGTTGATCAGAGCCACGGGATTGATCCAAAAAGAGGACGTCCCTGGAGCGATGCGATTGCTGCAGCAATACGGCGACTTTGCTGCGGAGAATGCGCGTCGGGCGGCGAAGGCGCGCGGCGATTCGGAGATCGTGCAGGAGCAGCGGGCAGCCGAAGCTCGCACCAATCTCATGAGGATTTTCGGCGTCCAGTATCTGCAATTCGTCAGGGAGCCGATCGAGCGCGCGACCAAAGAGCAGATCGAGGCGATGGATCACAATCTCCAGCTCGTGCGGGAGTACAACAGGCTTTCGGAATCCATCTCGCAGCATTGGACGCACATCGCCGAGCGCACGTCGGCTTCCTTCCTGCAATGGGGGCCGGTCAAAGCCATCATGGAGCGCATGAACGCGATCCTTGAGAAATGGGATCCAGAGCGCCGCGAGGCCTATGGACCGCCGACGAAGGAGGAGTGGGAGGCAGCGCACAGAGGGCCGACGGTGCCGGCGCGATATCGTCGAGGACCCTATGAGGCACCGCCGAGCGCCGCCGAAAGGCTCAGGCAGATGGAGGATGCTTTGCGCTCGGAGCATCCGGCGCTGCCGCGCGGCACGCCCTCGACTGCCGCTCCTCAACCGGGCTTGCCAGCTGTGCCCGTTCCCGGCACGACCGGCGCGCCGGGCAGGCCGCTGCATATCCAGCCGATGCGCTTCTTTGGCGGCGGCGAGGAGGAGCACATCCCCGATACCGGATGGGGAAACTTCCCGCTGTCGAGCAACATCGAGGATCGCCGCGGCGAGGACAGCCTGCAGAAGGCGACGCGCGACCTGGCCTACGAGATGAAGCGGCTCAACGACTACCTGCAGCTCGGCACCGGCACCGCGGAGGCGCCGGCCGGCGCCCACGGCTTCCTCGGCGGCGGCGGTCTCGCCGCTGCCGCCGGCCTCGGCGACATTGGCGGCGGCGCGATGCGCATGGGCGGCCTCACGCCCGGGCTCGGCGCCGGCCCGATGGGGCGGCTGCCAGGATTCGGCGGCGGCGCCAGAGGCTTCCGCGGCGGCCGCGGCGGCGGTGGCGGCCTGCCGCACGGCAGCGTCGGGCCCGGCACCGGCGCGGGCGCCGGCGAGACGCCGGCATTCAGTGGTGCTGGCGGCAGC